CACAGTCTGTGCCATCATGGGCACATGCCATGCTCGGTAACTTCCGTTCGATGGCGAACATCCCTGACACAGTGAATGACATCACACTGTTCGTTGCCATTGACAGCAACGACATCATGGCACTCAACCCTGAGGATCAGGTGCCCGCATTGTGTGATGCACTCGGCATCGAGTGGAAGGGCTGACACATGGATAGGATGTGGTTCAAGCGTCTGTCACCTGAACAGGTGATCGAGTTCAGGGCAGCAGCACGCAGAGACTATAAGGTATTCACACCCATCAGTGGACTGTGGCATCCTACCTACCAACACGAGTGTGTGTTGATGAACTATGAGACCGCTGTGTTCGTAGAGGAGAGGCATGATGATGACACTCCTCCCAACACGTAAACGGCTGCGTCGCTGGTGGCTACGGATCAGAAGGAGACTACTCGCATGAGTAACCAGCGGATGCTGGACAACTTCGCACAGTATCCTGAGATAACACTGCCTCAGGACCTGCGTGTACTAGGAATGCCAGTCGGTGCACGGTGCATGCGCATCATTCGCTTGCCACGTGGATGGCGTGTGTGGATCGCTACCACTGACTACAAGTATGGCACATACCTAGAGTTGTTCGATGACGGTCGTGTGCTCCACTGCACAACACGTGTTGATGAAGGTGAGGAAGTGTTCTGGGCTCGGCCCAGCGACGATGAGATAAGGAGGAAACTGTGGAGCGAGAGAAGTTGACAACCATACTCAAGCTCAGCGGCAAGACATCCGCTGAGTTCTTGACTTCGTTCGCAGAGTTGTGGGCTGACATGTCTGACAAGGCAATGGACGGTGCCATGATGCTGCTCAAGACAACACCTGAGGAGACAAAGCGCATCGATGACTTCCTACGTGTGTCATTCCGCTGCGCGATGCTCATTGCTCTGATTGAGGAGGTCATCAAGGAGGAGGAGGACCAGACTGAGGACCGTCTCAGGATGGACCCGCCTCAACACGTGTTGGATGAGATGCGTGCTCACTATCTGACCAAGATGCGTGCTGCTAGAGGAGAGCTACACTAATGAAGGTTCACAAGTCGATCACTGAGGATCGTGTGCTTGATGCATGTCAACGGCACATGTCCACACTGGACAACCCTGGCTTCTGCCTCGCATGTGGTGAGGAGACTGAGGGTGTCGAGCCTGACGCACGCAAGTATGAGTGTGAGTCGTGCGGCGAGAACTGGGTGTATGGTGCAGATGAGCTGATGCTCATGGGCGCATACCATAAGGAGAAGTCCAGTGCCTGAACCAGAACTGTGGTTGTCTGACGATCGTGGTCAGTACATACCACGTGACTTCGCTGACTCGTTCAAGGATCGTGACGAGTGTGTGCGTGGTGTGAGTGCTGAGGACTGGGCTATACTTGAGGCTGGTCCTGAACACGAGTCCTACTGGGAAACATGGGACGAGGTGTGTAACGATGCTGTCGTCACGATGGATGGTGTCGAGTACACACTGCACCAAGATGGTGACTTGTGGCTGATACCAGATGGTATGGTGTTCGACGAGAAGTCTAACTTCTTCGTCTGGCCTGAGGACCTAGAGGATGAGGATGAGGATGAGGACAAGCCTGATGCAGTATGACTCGGTTGCGTGCGCCTTCGGCGCGGGGATGTAGTGGCACGCACTAACGATCCTGCCGATGTATTCCGTTACTACCGCATCGGTGCGGATGATGAATGCTGGGAGTGGACCGGACCGTGGGGTGGACAAGAACGTGAGAAGCGTCCCTACTTCATGGCTGCACGTAGGCGACAGATCGCATACCGCTGGGTGTATGAGTTAGTCAACGGTGTGCATCTGGAACCTAGTCAACTCGTGTTGCACTCGTGTGACAATGGTGGATACCCGTGTGGGTGTGGCAACCCACAACACCTGCGTCTAGGCACGGTGCGAGACAACAGTGATGACATGATGAAGCGTGAGCGGCACGGACTGCCTAAGACGGCAGTGCGTGCTATTCGCGTTCTGATCGCTGAGGGTCGCACGCAACAGGAGATCGCTGCCCTCTACGGAGTTTCACGTGAAACAATCAGTGCCATTGCCACTGGTCGGGTGTACAAGAGCGTATGACCTTCAGTTCACTCGCTCAACTCGTGAGCACTGCCGCTGGACGACCACACACGTTCATCGGTGCTCTCATCATCATCACTGTGTGGGCCATGACTGGTCCACTGTTCCACTACAGTGATACGTGGCAACTCATCATCAACACTGGCACCACCATTGTCACGTTCCTGATGGTGTTCTTGATCCAGGCAACGCAGAACCGCGATGCTCTAGCTATCCAAGCGAAGCTCGACGAACTGATCCGCAGTAGTGCAGCTAGCAATGAGTTCGCTGGTGTAGATCAACTGAGTGAGGAGGAGCTTCGTGCGCTCAGAGAGCAGGCGCGGTAACATCGCGGCGCAACATGTGTTGTGCTGCAACGATAAGGAGGCCCCATGACCAAACGAGACTACATCATGTTCGCTGCTGTGCTGAAGAAGCTCAGTGAGGACGATGACAAGGTGCGTGATGTCATCATGCCACTTGCTAAGATGCTGAAGGAGGAGAACCCGAACTTCAACTACCTCAAGTTCCTAGAAGCCTGCAACGTCAAGCTGGAGGATGTATGAGAGAACCAAGAGTTGTGATGCTGAAGCACAGTGACATAATGGCCTGTCCACATATCATCATGGTGCCTGAGCACTACCGCGATGATGGCACGTGTCGGTGCAACGACCGCAAGCACCTCGTGATGAAGTCATGGGGCTACAAGTGGAACACCGAAGCAAAGCGTTGGCACAGTAGCGAAGGAGAAGAAGATGCCGCTTGACCATACTACGTTCGTGAACCCGTTCGACAAGTTCAACGATGGATCACGTATCATGTTCCCAGTCGTGGAGCGTAAGGTCGCTTGGCTCACACGCCACGGCACACCTGAGATCGTGCGCTCACACAAGGCTATCGTGCGTGCGTCTGAGGACGGCCAGACAGGACATGTGTTGAACGTTGTCGGTGCGAACTACAAGCTCATCCACAACAAAGAACTGTTCTCGCATGTCGAGGATACCCTGTACAAGAAGATGCCTGACACGTCCCTGGCAGACGTGCAGGTGAAGGACAAGGTGTCCGGCTTCGGTCGCGTGTGCCTGCGTGAGTATGTGTTCCCTAACATACGGTGCAAGCTCAAGCGTGCTGCTCGCTCTGACATCGCGTTCAGGCTCATCGTGCAGAACGGATACGGTGGTAGTGCACTACGCATTCACGCTGGTGCCATCGAGTTCTTCTGCTCTAACGGCATGATAACAGGTGAATACCAGTCCACCTATCACAAGCACACCGCAGGGCTGGTGGTCACTGGCATCAACACAGCAGTGGAGCGTGCACTGGATGTGTTCGCAGCTAGCGAACAGAAGTGGCAGCGGTGGGAGGAGACTCCTGTAGGACACGATCAAGCTATGCAGTTGTTCCATGAGCTAGCCTCATCTGACAAGCTGCGTGGCAACCTGATCCAGCAATACATGCAGGAGCGTGACACACGAGGCGCGAACCTGTATTCTGTCTATAGTGCGTTGACGTACTACGCCTCACACAATGACGGAGAGTTCAAGCTCAGGTCCAGTGTTCAGACCCAAGACACCGAGGCGAGCACCATGCTACAACGCGAGTTGACCGTAGCGAAGTGGGTCAACTCCGATGCATGGCGTAAAGTCGAGGCCGTATAGCACGCCACGAGCAATACACAATGTTATGAAGTGGCTAGGCGTGACTGAGCAGGAACTGCGTGCGTATGTAGACATGGAACTCGATGTATACAAGCACCTAGACCACCCACGCAGTTCCTTCACATGGTGGATACAAGTCAGGCTACAGTGCCACCGCGATAGAGCAGAACGCATAGTCGAGTGGTGGCTCAACTTGACTTAACACGTGTATTGTGCTACAATATACTTACACAATGAGAAGAAGGAGACTGACAACATGAGTATGTCATCCCGTCAACGCAACACACTTGTGGACAAGATCAACGTAGGGTTCGCCAAGCTCGGTGTTGCTAATGGCACAGCCATGCCGAAGTCAGGCAGCAACCTCGAACCTGTAGCATGGAACCTGTGGGCGTCGTATCACCTGGCTGCGCTGGCAAACAAGCGTAAGACACAGGCTGAGCTTGAGGCAGCTAAGGCAGGCATCATTCCTGATAAGGAGAAGAACCCGCAGCCCGCAGGCACGCGCACAGTCGTGCACAATGGTGAACTGGTGAGTGTGGCACTTGAGGTCCGCCAGCCCGCAACACGTGTGGACACTGACAAGCTGCTGACGTTCCTGTTCAACGAGGGAGTGCCGCCCGAGGTGCTTGAGCGTGCAACGAAGCACGCATCGTCCACCACGCGACCCGCACACGTGTTCACTCCCATGCTCATCACTGACGAGGCGACAGGCAAGTAGCTTTAGCCTTGCAGACTGAATAGGATACAGGACACCCTGAGTCTCACGGCTCAGGGTGTTTCTGTGTTCAGGAGGTTCCACACATGGCGGACATCATCAGCATGGCACAACACCGCCCTATACCACCTAAGCAGGTGCAGGGTTCACACCTGCACCAACGCTACACAATCACGTTCGATCCTAACGCACCACTAGACCAACAGTGGGTGTGGCAGGTGGACTTCGTGCGTACGTTCAAGTACTACGGCTCAGCACGCACACTCACTCTCGCTGAGCGTCAGGCTCGCAAGCGCATACAGGTGTTGCTCAACCAGATCGAGCGGTTCGAGGAGGACACCGATGACTGACACGCCCACACACCGTGCAACGGTCAACCAGCTATCACTGGACACGCTCGATCAGATGCTGGACGAGTTGCGCACACGCAGGCTAGAGCGTGTGAAGCGGCTAGAGGAGGTTGCTAAGGTGAAGTCTGACGATGCACGACTCGTCGCATACCTGAAGTTCGAGCGTGTGTATAAGACAGCCAAGCGTCACCTGGACAAGCTAGCTGAGATGGAGGCTAAGAGTGAGGCGCTGGTGCATAAGGTTCGCCTTGCTGCGATGGTTGTGCGGCTAGAAGTAGGAGAGGATGAGGACGATGCCAGTAGTGAGAGCACGTGATCTACGTGCCAACATCAGTGAGTTAGGGTTCGAGCGTGGTGTCACAGCCACACTTGAGTTGTTGCTTGAGGAGCATGGTGAGGACAGGCAGCGTATGCGTGAGCTTGTCGAGCTAGTCGAGATGTGCATTCGCCAGATTGAGGCTATGGTGCAGGTCGGCACCGGCATGAAGGAGGTTATCGAGAGCATACAGAGCATCATGCGAGGTGAACCAGATGCAGACTAGCTTCACGTGCAGACAGGCAACACAGGAGGACTCACAGTATGAGACATACGACCACACGAAGCTGAGTGCCATCAACACGTGTCCGACATGGGGCATCCTCAGGTATGTGATGCACAAGCGAATGGGTGAAGCTGGTAGGGCTATGGCACTAGAGGCAGGCAGTGCCATGCATGAGTGCTTCAGCTACATCCGACTCATCTCACTGATGAACCAATACAACCATGATGAGGAGTTCCAGGACAACCTGTGGCTGCACCACGGTGGCAGACTGTTCGGTGATAGGCTATAGGTCATCGGTGATGCCATAGCTGATGCAGCGGACCTGATGGATGTTGCCAAGCGAGGCAGCATCGCTGTGCTGGACACAAGCGGATACTATGACGATCCACGAGACAAGCGACGCACACTGTCTAACCTAGAGGAGTGCATCTACGCATACATCAACAAGTGGAGATGGGATCACAAGGTGTGGATGCGTGACCCGACTAACCCACGCTCTGATGTCGGCATCGAGATACCGTTCGATGTTGTGGTGCAGCTAGTAGGTGATGGTCCATACATCACGTTCAGGCTCACAGGTCGTGTGGACGGTATCCACTACAACACTGCTGGCGACTTGGTGATACACGACAACAAGACTGCATCACGTCTCAACGATGCCTGGTCACAGTCATTCCTGCTCAGTCACCAGATCACTGGCTACTGTATTGCTGCCAGTGTGTTCACTGCTGAGCCTGTGCACAAGGCTGAGATACTGGGCCTCAGTGTGCCACTGCCGAAGTCCTATGAGTTCGGTGGCTACATCCGTGAGACAGTGAGCCGACACAACTATCACTATCAGCAGTGGGCTAACTGGCTAGTGCACACCATCACACTGGCTAGGCAGTATGCAGGGAACCCTATTGATGCGCCCAAGTACACACACTCGTGCAACCGATACTTTAGGCCGTGCTCGTTCATACCGTTCTGTGACAGCGAGGCAAGTGAGCAGCGCATCATCCTCACCGAGATGGTGGATGATGAGTGGTCGCCGCTCGGCAAACCAATACTAGATGGAGTAGGCAATGAATGAACAACCACAACCTGTATGGCTTTACGGCTCAGTGGAGGCGTGCAAGAATAGCATTGAGGCTGTGATAGAGGACCTACAGCGTACTGCTAGGCTACTGGATGCAGTGTGCAGGCGTATGCAAGAGGAACAGCGTGATAAGGAGCGCCACAATGGATGAGATCGAGTTCAATCGCATGTTCAAGAACCTACTGGTTCTCATCGAACAGTGTAGGGACCCATCAGCAAAGAACGCGATGATGGTCGTGTCCCATCTCATTGCAGGACTGAACGAGCGCATCGATGGCTTGCTGATAGATGACGATGAGTGAGCCACTACTCGCTGGTGGCATCAAGATCACTGCACCATCAGTCGAGGGTGCACAACTCAACATGCTGCTGTGGGGAGACAGTGGCAGTGGCAAGACCACACTTGCTGCAACTGCTCCTGGCAAGAAGCTGTATCTCATGTTCGACCCTGGTGGTGAACTGTCGCTGACATCACGCCACGATGTAGATGTGCTGAACCTGAGTGCTCAGACAGCAGCTACAGTCATTGCACAGTTCAAGGGTGCTGATCCATACGGACTAGGCAAGGTGCTCGGTGAGCATCCTGAGTATGCCACTGTGGTAGTGGACAGCATGACATCGCTAGCATACTTGGCATTGCAGGAGGCAGTGCGTAATGCTGGTGGTACCAAGATCAGCATGGAACAGCCTGGTATGCAGGGCTACGGATATCGCAATGCACTGCTGTTGCGTATCACTGTGGTCATTATGACCATGTGCGCTAAACACAAGCGTCATCTGGTGCTTATCACACATGAGGGCAGACCTGACCGCAACCAAGAGGGCATCGTCACATCAGTGACGATGGCACTCAGCGAAGGCGTGTCTAACCAAGTTGGTCTAC